GGTGGTCATCCTTGACGAGGCTGACTATCTGAACCCACAGTCAACCCAACCCGCTCTGCGTGGCTTCATCGAAGAGTTCGCCAAGAACTGTCGCTTCATCCTCACTTGCAACTTCAAGCACCGAATCATCGAACCGCTGCACAGCCGTTGCACATGCATCGACTTCAAGATTCCTGCGAAGGAGAAGCCCAAGATGGCGAAGGAGTTTCTTCTTCGTACAAAAGACATCCTTGACAAGGAATCCATTCAGTATGATGAGAGAGTTCTTGCTGAACTGATCATTCGTCATTTCCCCGACTTTCGAAGAGTACTAAACGAGATTCAGCGTTACTCTGTTTCGGGAGCAATCGATACGGGAATCCTAGTTGCTGCTGATGTTGGAGTTGAGTCATTGGTAAAGGCACTTAAGGGAAAGAATTTCAATGAGATTCGAAAGTGGGTTGTTGACAATGCCGACCGTGACACCGCACATGTATTTCGAAAAATCTACGAAACCCTCGTAGATCAGTTGCAGCCGTCATCCGTTCCACAGGCTGTTCTCACTCTTTCGGAGTATCAGCACCGAGCAGCGTTTGCCGCCGATCAAGAGATCAACCTTGCGGCATGTTGCGTAATGTTGGCATCGGAATGTACCTTCAAATCCTAAATAGAAAGGACGAAGGGAGGCATGGCATGGTTGTAAAGAGCCTCAATGACCTTTCAATCACGATCCATGAGATCGGGAAAAGGTACAACATTCAGAACTATATCGATGAGTTTCGTACATCGATGACAACTGAAGTCAGCCCAAAGTTCTGGGAAGAATTCAATTCGATTCGCACAACTCCAATCGGTGAGATTTCCAATCCTTTGGAAAAAATCATGCTGTTGTCTAGTGTCATTTCCGATGAGGAGATGGAGAAAGTATCAAAAATCAATCAGCGTCTTGAGAAGAAGTATTCCTATACTGACTTTCTCAAAGAATGCGAGAGTGCCCGTCAGGCGTTCTTGCGTGAGCGCAAGACTTATTTTGCCATGAAAGTGGCAAAGAAGCACAGCGATGATACGGGAAACGGTGGTCTTGGTTCATATTTTGATATCACGGGAATGACTGATGTCATGCTAGGCGAATGGCTTGACTCCTTGTTAGAAAAAATCTATCCCGAGCATTTGGATATCGAATACGAAGACATGACGGGGAAGAAAATCAAGACAAAGATTTCTCACAGGGTTTGCGTAGTTGGGCAAGATTATGTTGAAGCACCCTTGATTGATCGGTATCATGGGAGCAACGCATACGATCAGTTTCTGTTGCATTCCGTATATGACATCAAGAAGCGCAAATGGATATACATCCCGATGCGATTAATTGTGAGCGTCAAGAGCGAAGAACTTGACATTGATAGAATCGATTTGACATGAGCAAACTGAATCCATTTGATTTCATCAAAAGCATCAACGAAAAAACAGGCAACATGATGGACATAAGTCCTGATGCCGAAAAGGACTATGTTCCTTTTGTTGTGAATCGTGGTCTGTCTTTTAGTTCCGATAGTATTTTCTATGCGAATGAAATGAACTGCTTGCCATTGGCTGAACGGCGAATGCAGTATGACTATCTTTACCACTCTATTCGAAAGCGAAAGCGATTCGATAAGTGGATCAAGCCTGTAGAGGAAGATGAACCTATTATCGAAGCCGTCATGCTACAGTATTCTGTGGGGAGAAAGAGGGCAATGGAATACATTCGTTTCCTTCCAAAAGACAGGTTGGATGCCATTCTGAAGGGCAAAGGCGGTTCTAATGCTAAATAATGCAAGAGACTTTTATTTGAGAGCATTGAGCCGTGAATATAGACCAAATCGTGAACAACTTGGTAGAGGTCACCTTACCCTCGCCAGATAATTTTCTTAAGGTCAAAGAAACCCTGACCCGCATCGGCATTTCTTCCAAAACAGAGAAGAAACTATATCAGTCTTGCCATATCTTACATAAGAGAGGCAAGTACTATATCGTTCACTTCAAGGAATTGTTCATGCTGGACGGTCTTGAGAACGACTTCAGCGATTCGGATAAGGGTCGAAGAAATACTATTGCAAATCTCTTGGAGCAATGGGGTCTAGTAAAAATTGTTAATCCAACAATCACAAAAGACCCCGCTTGTCCGATTTCCCATTTCAAGATTCTTCCTTTTGGAGAGAAGAAAGAATGGGAATTGATACCCAAGTACCGAATCGGTATTCGCAAGAAATATATTGACGAAGACTGATTTTAGTGTAGACTGACACAACCAAATTGAGGTATTCATCATGAGTGAACGGCGTGTCACGCTAGGTTTCCACAAACTTCATCAGGCGGCTTTTCCTCCCGCATATGCTACGGAGGAATCCGCCTGTTTTGATATCCGTGTATGTTTCCCCGCAGGAAAGCGGGAGGTTGATGCATGGGACAAAAACAGCAGCAATTTTAAGAGTATGGCTTTCGTTGATGAGGTTCGTGGAGATAAGGAGGCATCCGTCCTGCTTCGTCCAGGATGCCGTATGCTCCTTCCCACCCAACTTGTATTGGATATCCCCCGTGGTTATTCCGTGCGTCTACACATGCGCTCTGGGCTAGCGATCAAGGGTGGTCTCATGCTGTCTAACTGCGAAGGAGTTATTGACTCCGACTATACGCACCAATTGATGGTTCCCGTAACCAATACGACAATGACCGATATCAAGATAACTCATGGCGACCGCATCTGCCAAGGCGAAATTGTGGAAAAAATCTACACAGATTTCGTCCAACTTGCCGATGAAGTAAAAGGGAAGACCGACCGTAGCGGCGGGTTCGGCTCCACAGGAAAGGCTTAATTATGCACCGTGATGAATTGCTACAACACCATAAGGCACTTTGCTCAAAGGCTTTCGAACTGATGCGCCGCAAGAATGCCGATTATGCAGGGCGGCATGGTGTCGAACCGTTCGCCAACTTCACCCGTTGTGAAGCCATGGGCATCTGCAAGACGGAAGCGGGAATGCTTGTCAGAATGACCGACAAGATGTCCCGATTGTCTTCGTTCGTGGAAGCGGGTGTGTTTCAGGTCAAGGACGAAAGTCTTGAGGACACCATCCTTGACATGATTAACTACTCGGTTCTTTTCTATTCATACATTCAGTCAAAGAAGGAGGAAGAACATCGTGCGTCTAGACCACACTTCATCGTTGGTGACAATGTTCAAATTCAGCATTTTGAGCCTGATCCTCCTGTTCCCTCAAACGGCTAATGCAGGAGAAGTCTCCAACGCAACACTTGATAGGCTTATCCCCGCATTGGTTCGGGTGGAGTCGAAAGGCGATGCAAAGGCTGTTGGGGACGGAGGCAGAGCAATTGGTCTACTGCAAATTCACCGATGCTATTGGCAAGATGCGGTCGAATTTGACAAGACGCTCGGCGGGAAATATGAAGACTGCTTCAATCCTGACTACGCCAAGCGAGTTGTACGGGCTTACCTCCGCAGATACGGAACCTCCGATTCGACTCTTGAGCAACTGGCAAGAATTCATAACGGTGGACCAGACGGACATAAAGAATCAGCAACATTGAAGTATTGGAAAAAGGTGAAAAGAGAATTGAAATGAAGAAAATCAAACCCGTGGGTAAGTGGATCGTTGTACAAAAGCACAATTTTGGTGCTGAAAAGAAAACAGAATCTGGAATCATCTACAAGGAAAAACTAACAAATCCAAACATTTGGAGTGTTGTGGTTTCTGTGGGAGATAAGGTCACCGAAGACATTTGTGTTGGTGATCGTGTGCTTTGGGACTTGACCAAGAACAATGTTCGTGTACAATACGAGTCTTACGAATTGATTCATCAAGATTGGATTCATGCAACGGAGCGTCAATGAATAATGAGCCTTTTGGTTACTCTTACTGCCTAGACATGTATAACTGTCGTTCAGGTGCAGCAGATGACTTGGAACTTCACTATCGCTTTCTTGAGCGAGTGGTTGACAAGATCGGAATGACTCGCATGAGTCAGCCTTTTGTCATTCATGGACCAACACAGCAGGGCAAGGAACTGTACCCGCAGAAGGCGGGAGTGAGTGGATGGGTTCCTCTGATTGAAAGCGGAATTCAAATCCACTCCATCGAACCAACTCACTTCATCACTCTTGATGTGTACTCCTGCAACAAGTTTGACAAGAACATTATCCTAGAGTATGCCAAGGAGTGCTTCGATTTTACCGACTTCGAAGAACACTTCTTTGCAAGAGGAACAAAGTACCCATCATGAACACGCACCGCATCATTCTTGGCGATTGCATAAAGGGCATGGAAACATTGCCTGATGGTTGCATCCATACTTGTATTACATCACCTCCGTATTTTGGTCTTCGTGACTATGAAGGAGGCGAGGACGAAATCGGTCAGGAAGATACGGTTGAAGGGTATGTACAAAAGATGGTCGATGTATTTCGTGGAGTCAAGAGAATTCTGCGGGATGACGGCACCCTATGGCTAAACCTTGGCGACTCGTACATGAGCGCAAAGAACTGTGCCCCTCCACCGCAGACGGTAGGGGGTCAGCGTGGTATGCCATCAGACTTCGTTCCTGCAAATCGCAAGGATCAAAAGGGACTTAAGCAAAAAGACTTGATCGGTATTCCATGGCGAGTAGCCTTTGCGCTGCAAGCAGACGGGTGGTATCTGCGGCAGGATATCATTTGGAACAAGCCAAATCCCATGCCCGAAAGCGTGGAAGACCGCTGCACCAAAGCGCATGAATACATATTCCTTCTTTCCAAGAAGCCTCGCTACTATTATGACTTTGAGGCAATCAAGGAACCCGCACAGAATTGGGGAACCCGTGATCGTAGTCAAATGAGAGATGGAACTACCGATCCGAAGTTGAAGCACCACGGACTTGAAGGTAAGGAGTGGGAAGAGAATCCCATGAAGAACAAGCGATCCGTGTGGACTGTCACAACCCGTTCCTACAAGGGGGCGCACTTTGCGACTTTTCCAAAAGACTTGATTCTTCCATGCGTCTTGGCTGGATGCCCAAAGGATGGTACGGTATTCGATCCCTTCACGGGCAGCGGCACAACTGCGGTTGTCTCTCTTTTGAACGGTAGAAATTACATCGGAACTGAGTTGAATCCTGATTATGTAAAGTTGGCAGAGGATAGAATTGCGGAAGAAGTTCCCCAAACCCTGAAAGACCTCTTTGCATGAAGCCGTTTTATACTGCCGTTAATCAAAAGGGAAGTCGCATCATGCACCGTGGCTATGACAAGCACGGTGCCCGTGTCCATGAGTCTCTGACCTTTCGCCCGACTCTCTATGTCCCAACCAAGAAGCCGAAGCCGACTTCGTGGAAGACGATTGATGGAACAACTGTTGATCCCATCGACTTTGAGAACACATACGAGGCATATGAATTCATCAAGAAGTATTCCGATGTGGAGGGCTTCAAGGTATACGGCGACATTGAAGCACAGTATCAATTCATCGCAGAGAACTATGGTAGCGGTGGTGAATTGGAGTATGACTCCTCAATGGTTCGCATCATGTACATTGACATCGAAGTTGAGAGCGAGGATGGATTTGCCACTCCTGATGTTCCAACAGAGAGAGTAAACGCAATCACTCTGTACATGAACGGAACCACATTCTCCTTTGGCTTGGGCAAGTTTTCAATCGATGGCGTGAATTGCTATTCGTTCGATGACGAGGCGGCAATGCTCCGTCATTTCCTTGAGGCATGGGAAGAACTTGATCCCGACATCATCACGGGGTGGAATGTCAACATGTTCGACATGCCGTACCTGTTCCGCCGCATCGAAAAACTCATGGGCGAGAAGGAAGCAAAGCGGCTGTCCCCATGGCGTGAAGTTCGCAATCGCAAGGTTGTCATCATGGATCGTCACAATTGGGTCTATGACTTTGCAGGAATCAGCATACTTGACTATATGGACTTGTATAAGAAGTTCACCTTCGTAACCCGTGAGTCGTACAAATTGCAGCACATTGCAATGGTGGAGTTGGGAGAGGGGAAGATCGACTATTCCGATGTGGGAACCCTGACCGGTCTGTATCAGCAGGACTTTCAGCGATTCATGGAATATAACATCAAGGACACCATCCTTGTCTCGCAGTTGGAAGACAAGTTGCGTCTGATCGAACTAGCGCAGGCTCTTGCCTATAGCGCAAGGGGAAACTTCGGGGATGTGTTTTCCCAAGTCCGAATGTGGGACAGCATCATCTACAACCATCTTCGCACCAAGAAGATCACTATTCCACCGAAGACAGGAAACGACAAGTCCGATCAGTTTGAAGGTGCATATGTTAAGTCTCCAATCGTAGGTGGGCATGATTGGGTGGTATCCTTCGATCTTGATTCACTTTACCCCCATCTCATCATGCAATACAACCTAAGCCCCGAGACAATCGTGGGCGAGAGATTGCCGTCAATCAGCATGGATGCCCTGCTTTCTCCGAACACCGATCCTTCATTGGAAGGCTTCCTTGCCGTGGCAAAGAAAAAGAATCTTTGCGTGGCGGCGAACGGAACCATGTATCGGCGGGACATCCATGGATTTCTACCCGAACTCATGGATACCATGTATGCACAACGCAAGGAATACAAGAAGCGAATGCTTGAGGCGAAGGGTTGGCTCAAGACCGAGGGAAGCAAGGCTAGCCCCGAGGAGTATGCCGCCAAGAAGAAGGAAGTGTCCAAGTACCATAACTTTCAGTTGGTGCGTAAGGTGCAGTTGAACAGCGCATTCGGTGCCTTGGGCAATCAGTACTGCCGCTATTACAACCTCAGCATGGCAGAAGCGATCACCGTGTCGGGGCAGTTGTCGATTCGTTGGGCAGAGGACAATCTGAACCGCTTCCTCAACAAGGCTTGCGGCACGGAAGGCGAAGACTATGTGATTGCAGTTGACACGGATTCGGTCTATCTCCGTCTTGGTCCCCTCGTAAACAGAGTATTCTCCGGCAAGGACAAGAAGAAGACCACCGAGATGGTGGATAAGTTCTGCAATGATGTGATCTCCCCAAAGATTAACAAATGGTATGAGCAGTTGGCGGAAAGAATGAATGCATATGCAAATCGAATGTCCATGAAGCGAGAAGCCATCGCATCAAAGGGAGTATTCACCGCCAAGAAGCGATACATGCTTGCCGTCCATCTTGGGGAAGATAATGTTTACATGGACGATCCCGATCTCAAGATTATGGGAATCGAAACCGCCCGTTCATCGACCCCACAGATCGTCCGTACAAGGCTCAAGGAGGCAATCAAGTTGATCCTGACAGCAGACGAGGGGGCATTGCACTCTTTCGTTCAGGGCTTCCACAGCGAGTTCCTGACCCTTCCTGTCTACGACATCGCCTTCCCCCGTGGCTGCAACGGCACGGACGATTATGCGGACGCTGCCAGCATCTACAAGAAGGGCACTCCGATGCATGTAAAGGGTGCATTGGTCTACAACCATTGGATCAAGAAGAAGGGGTTGTCCAAGAAGTATCCTCTGATTCGCAACGGCGAAAAGATCAAATATGTCGAATTGAAGGAACCGAACCCTGTTAGAGAAAAGGTGATATCATTCCCCGCCACCTTCCCAGAAGAATTCGGTCTTGAATCATTTATTGATCATGAAAAGCAATTCGAAAAGTCATTTATTGAGCCGCTGACAACTATCCTAGATGCGGTTGGTTGGTCGGTAGAAGAAGAAAGTTCTTTGGAGGGTTTGTTTTCATGATAAGACTACTTGAGTCATTCTTGCCGCCGATCATCTTTGTCGGAGTCTGCTACATTTTTATCTGTTCTTCCGTCATGGTTATGAATCCTAAATACCGTCAATGGCGCAGAGATTCGGATCATTCCTGAAAGAACCGATAAAGTATCCACATGTTCATCTTTCTTTTGATGATCATTCGGTGTCAAATTGGTATTCGTGCCGTGGGCTGCTAAAGAAGTATGGCGCAAAATCGGTTTTTTATGTCGATTCTTTTCATCTACTTGAAGTGAGCGAGATTCAAATGCTTCGTGAACTAAAAGAAGATGGGCATGTTATCGGGTGCCACAGCAAATCCCATAAAGATGCTATGGTTTATTCTCGCAGATATGATATAGAACGATATATTGATGATGAGGTTCTTCCCGCAATGGAAGAGATGGCATCGGCTGGATTTAAGCCAACTCATTTTGCATTCCCATACTCACACTTCGATGAAACTCTTTATTCTGCGGTGTCACCGCTTTTTTGTTATGTTCGTCCAGGAAACGAAAGTCATTTCTATTCTGGTGAAAGAATGTATTTCAGCCCAAACAGAATGAGCAAGGACGAGATACCGAAAGAAGTTTCGATTCGGAATGGTCAAATGCAAAAAGTTCTTGATGATATCAAGGACACCGCAGAAGCAAATAAAGGAATAAGCATCGTGTTTCACGATGTACGCCTCACGGGCGCACCCGCACACGCAGGCACACACGCACAGGCGCACATCACGCAGGAAGAACTTGAACTGGTATTGAAGACTTTGAAAGAAGAAGGATATGCATATGAAACCTTTGAGAAGGTGTGCAATTATGGACTGGATCCTTTTGACAAGCCCGATGGCTTGATGTAAGATCACCTAAATCATTCTAGTGAGGTATACACAATGAACTTTCTGAAGACACTCGTCAAGAGCAGCGGTAACGAATACGCATCTATTGCCAACGATGGACTTGAAGCCGATGTCGGTGGATTCATCGACACAGGATCATACTCCTTCAATGCCCTCGTTTCGGGCAGTCTGAAGGGTGGCATTCCTGACAACAAGATTCTTGGTATTGCTGGTGAGTCTGCTACGGGCAAGACTTACTTTGCCCTAGGCATCGCATCACAGTTCCTCAAGGACAACAAGGACGGGGCTATCCTCTACTTTGATTCGGAACAGGCTGTGACGAGCAGCATGATCTCTGATCGTGGATTGGATAAGAATCGTGTTGCCGTCTTCCCGGTTGCCACGGTGGAGCAGTTTCGTTATCAGGTGCTTCAGATCCTTGAGAACTACGGCAAGTTGGAGAAAGCAGATCAGAAGCCGATGATGATCGTGCTTGACTCGCTTGGTATGTTGTCTACCTCCAAGGAAATGAACGACAGCACGGAAGGCAAGGAAGTCCGTGACATGACTCGCAGTCAGGTCATTAAGTCTGTCTTCCGTACCGTGACGCTCAAGTTGGGCAAGCACAACATCCCCATGATTGTGACGAACCACACCTACGATGTCGTGGGTGCATATGTCCCGACCAAGGAAATGGGTGGCGGCAGCGGTCTCAAGTACGCTGCGTCAACCATCATCTACCTGTCGAAGAAGAAGCACAAGGACGGGGATGGCGAGGTCATCGGCAACATCATTCATTGCAAGGCATACAAGAGCCGTCTGACCAAGGAGAACCGCACCATCGATGTCCTCCTGAATTTCGATAGCGGTCTTGATCGCTACTACGGTCTAATCGAACTTGGTCTCAAGCACGGCGTTTTCAAGAAGGTTTCCAATAAGGTTCAGTTCCCCGATGGCAAGTCGGACTTTGAATCCAAGATCAACAAGGATCCTGTCAAGTGGTTCACAGAGGATGTCCTGAAGGTTCTTGAAGAGGCTGCTGCGAAGGAGTTCAAGTACGGTCAGGACGAGGAGGTGGAAAATGACGCATGATCCAAAGCCAATTCTTTTCGATGGGTTTGAAAAGGCATTCGTTGGAATGCTTCGCCGTTACGGTCAGTCCGTGCCAATTGCAATCTATGATTACAACAAGTGCATGGATATCTTGATGGATCGGGACGGGATGGAGGAAGACGAGGCGGTGGAGTGGCTGGAAGTAAATACTTTGGGGGCATACCTAGGAGAGTCTACCCCCGCCATGCTGTTTCGTTGCTCACTCCGTGAACTTGGAGAGGAGTGCGAGATCGATATTCCTCTAGACAATGATGAGAGAGATCCAGGCGATGAGCATCAGATCGATGATCTTACGATTGAACAGCGTGAGTCTTTAGAGGATGCATTAGACAAGTTTGCAGAACACTTTGTCAAATATGTCCGTGAGGTTGACCCCAAACTCTTTCTTCGTGCAAAGCAATATGCAGCCGACTGCTCCGGAAACGACATGATTGAATTTGTGATAGACGATAAAGACGATATTACAAAACCAAAGAAAGAAGAAGATGATGACCAATCATAAGTTGGCTGTAGTTGTTCCTTATCGAAATCGGGAAACTCATTTGCGAATGTTTGTCCCATACATGTTCAATTTCTTGACCAATCAAGAGATCGAACACCGAATCATAATCGTAGAGCAGCAAAAACAGGATCAGTTGTTCAATCGTGCGAAATTGATGAATGTCGGATACGATATCGCAAAGGATGATTGCGATTATTTTGTCTTCCACGATGTTGATTTAATTCCAGAGACAGCAGACTACTCTTATCCAAAGTGCCCCACCCACATGTCCGCATATTGTTCTCAATTTAACTATCATTTGCCCTACGAAACTATTTTTGGTGGGGTTTCTATGTTTACCAAGGAAGACTTTGTTAAAGTCAATGGATACAGCAATGAATATTGGGGTTGGGGTGCGGAAGATGATGATATGTACAATCGCTGCGAGAGGGAGGGCACGGGATTTGAACGCCGTCCCAATCGTTACAATAGTCTTGCTCATGAAAAGCAGACCCTGACTCATCAGGATTACATGAAGAATATTGAGAGACTTCAAGCCCAAAAAGCGGGACAAAAGAATCACAAAGAAGATGGGCTGAACACTCTACAATACAACAGGATCGCAGAACAACCACTAGGCTTTACTGCCAGAAAGTATACGGTGTCCATATGAGAGTGATTGGTCCAGATTGGCTAAACATTGACTTGCCCTTTCCATGCGAAGTTCATGCACATCGTTTCATGAACGATTTGTCTCCAACTGATAATTATCGTGTGTATGTCGATACATGGGAACCCCGATCATCATGTGAATCCATTGAAAGGATCCGCAAGTATGCAGACAGGTTCAATTTGATTCTCACTCTTGATGAGGATTTGGCAAAGTTGCCAAATGCAAATCTTTTGGTTGGTGGTAGTACATGGGTATATCCTTGGCTCCCTCCCCACAAGGAGTTCAGCGTGTCTTTTCTTTGTACTGCAAACAACTATTTGCCTGGATATCAGATTCGTCATGCTCTATGGGCAAATCAGCATCGGATTTATACTCTGCCAAGAAAGTTCTGGTCGAGCCGAATGAGACCAGTTGATGCAGATCGTTTGATCCCAACAAGAACCGATGGACAGAATGAGAAGGTTGAGTTGTTCTACAGTATGTTCTCAATCTGTCCAGAGAATACATCTCAAAGAAACTATTTTACTGAAAAGGTTCTTGATTGCTTTGTGACTAAGACTGTTCCCATCTATTGGGGTTGCTCGAATATTGGCGATTATTTTGACACCAGAGGAATGGTGATCATTGATGATCTTGAAGACTTGTTTGAGAAGGTGAATTCGCTAACAGAAGAAACATATCATCAGATGCTCCCACACATTGAGGAAAACTACAATCGCTCCTTGCGGTATGCCATGCCTGATGGTCCAGAGCGTCTTCGTTTGGCGATTCTTGCTGCAAAGGGTTCGGAGGTTGCTGTATGAAGAATTTGGTCATCATTCCTGCCGGAAAAACTTCTGAACACCAAAAGTGGACAGAGGATCACAGAGACTATGGATTTGATTTGTGCATTCAAAACTTCACCAAAGATTTTGAATTTACAGATAGAAACAGCACAGTTGCAAAATACAACATAAGAAAGCCAGGAATGAAATGGGGGCTTGCTGCCGAGTTCCTTGATAATCACCCCGAATGGAAAGACTATGATTACATACTTTTCATGGATGATGATCTAGAAACTACACCATCCGATATCCAAAAGTTTTTTCGAATTTGTTCGGAGGAATCATTCGATCTTGCTCAACCTGGTCTTTGTGAGGGAAGCACTTTCACTTTCTATCCAACAAAGAAAATACCAAATGCAAAGTATCACCTGACAAACATGGTGGAAATCATGGTTACTTGCATTAGCAAGAGAATGCTTTTGGAGACTCTTGAAGATATTAGAAGTTCCACGAATGGTATTGGGTGGGGATTGGAGGGTGTTTGGAACATCAGGTTTCATGCCGGAAATGGTAAAAGCAAGTTTGGTGGAAAGATTGGTGTTGTTGATGATGTCAATTTCTGCCACAAGAGACCGTTAGGTGGAACTGATAGCAAGATTTACGAGTTGTTTGGTTCTCCTTGGAAAGCACTAGCAGACCAAGAACAAAGAATGGGGTTCAAGTGGTCGGAAATGAATTTCACAACATATTCCATCGAATGGAAGGACTGATACATGCGTGAGACTCTTCATATCAATTATGACGGCAACTCTTTGTCCTTTCAGGAAGAGGATTGCTATGAAAGCCGAGGCAAAAGCACAATTATTCTTGTAAAGAGTGCTTTTGAAACACTATCAGAAGAAAAAAGAAAAATGCTGAAGCCATTTGCAGCATTTTTTCATCTCGGTGATAAGAGTTTCTATCCTCTCTCATTAGGTTCTTCCAAGTACAATTCACGAACAATTCCTTGCTGGACTTTTGACTCTTGGAAAGAATGCGGTATCTCTGATTATGAAAATGTATGTTCTGAACTGATCGCCCGTGGAAAAACTCCACCCAAGCACGACTGTCTTTTCTGGATTGGAAATGCAAATACTCATCCGACAAGAAAGTTGTTTCTTCAAATATCTTCAAACCGACCTGATGTTTGTGCGGCAGACTCGGGAAATTGGTTTGGTAAAGATGGTGAAATGAAAAATGCAGAAAAAAAGTATGTCAGCATTCCAGAACACGCAGATTACAAGTACTTGATTGACATTCAGGGAAATGGATATTCGGCAAGGGGAAAACTTCTTATGCACAGCGGCAGACCTTTGTTTTACCAAGACCGTCAATGGCATGAATATTGGTTTTTTTCGACCAAGCCATTTGTTCACTACATTCCACTCAAGGAAGATTTTAGCGATCTAAACGAAAAACTGAATTGGGCTAACACACATCCTGAAGAGTGTGCTACAATCGCCACAAATGCCCTGCAATTTGCTGTTGCAAATCTACGCAGAGCAAATGCAATTCAAAGATATCAAGACATCTTGATGATGTTAGGAGCAGACTGAATGTACGACTATTTGATTGTTGGCTCTGGTTTGTTTGGTTCGATCTTTGCCCGTCAGATGACTGATCGTGGTGCAAAGTGCTTGGTAATAGACAAGCGAAACCACATAGGCGGAAATTGCTACACCAAGGATGTCGGTGGTATTAATGTCCACGAATACGGTCCTCATATTTTCCATACGAGCAGCGACCGTGTGTGGGACTACATGAACCGTTGGACAAAATTCAACCACTATGTCAATCGCCCCAAGGTTCATTACAAAGGCGAACTCTACTCGTTCCCAATCAATCTCTTTACCCTCTATCAACTATGGGGAGTGAAAACTCCTGCGGAAGCGCAGAAGAAACTAGAAGAGGTCAAAGTTTCCATACCTAATCCACAAAATCTTGAGGAGTGGGTTCTCTCTCAGGTTGGTGAGGAGATTTACCACAAGTTTGTCTATGGTTACACGAAAAAGCAATGGGGTCGTGATCCCAAGAATTTGCCGTCATTTATCATCAAGAGACTTCCCATTCGCTTGACATTTGATGACAATTATTACGAGGACAAGTATCAGGGTATTCCTATTGGGGGGTACACTAGCATTTTCGAAAAACTTCTTAGTGGAATTGACCACGAAACCGGTGTGGACTACATGGTAGACCGAGATGCTTTTGAAAAGAAAGCCAAGAAGATTGTCTATACCGGTCCTATTGACGAGTTTTTTGGTTGCGATATAGGAAGACTTGCATGGAGGAGTCTTCGGTTTGAACATGAGACTATGGAGATTCCTGATTATCAGGGAAATGCTATTATCAACTACACCGAAGAGAATGTTCCCTACACAAGAGTAATGGAACACAAACACTTTGAATTTGGAAAACAGAGTCATACAGTTGTGACAAGAGAACACCCTCAAACATGGGATTCGTCAAAAGAGAAGTTTTATCCTGTGAATGATGATGAGAACAACGAACTGTACCAAAAATACAAGGCAAGAATAGACAACACTCGTTACATTTTTGGTGGTCGGCTGGCAGATTACAAATATTATGACATGCATCAGGTTGTGGGATCGGCACTAGTCAGATCGGAAAAGGAAGAATGAATTGGTCTTTTTGCATAGTCTTTAACAAAACTGATTATCTTAATCGTTTTGTCAAATCGATTATCAATCAAGAAGGGCTTGAAAAGGATCGATATCAGATTGTTCTTGCCGGGAAGGAATCGGGTTCTATAGACTCCTTGGTTCAACCATTGCAAGATAATGGAATTGACATAATTCACATTCCTTTCGATGAATCTACCAAAACTGGATGGATTACACGAAAAAAGAATCTAGCAGTACAGATGTCTAAGTACGAAAATCTTGTGATATCACACGATTATTTTGCTTTGTGTCGTGGCTGGTATAAAGCATTTGAGAACTTTGGATACGATTGGGATGTTTGTATGAATCAAATTCGTCTTCTTGACAATCGCCGTTTTCGTGATTGGTGCTATCCAAGACAATGGTGGGGAGATTGGGATTGGTTAAAGTACGATGACAATAGTAGAACACATGAAATGTACATCAGCGGTTCTTATTGGTGTGCTAAAAAAAGTTACATGGCTAAAAATCGATTAGATGAAAATCGCACATGGGGTCAGGGTGAAGATTGCGAGTGGTCTGCTCGTTGTCGTGAAAATTGGGTGTACAAAATGAATAAGAATGCAGTCGTAAAAATTCTCAAAGGCGAGGATTTCATGAAAATCAATCATCCACCAGAACCAATTCCCGATCCAGAAATTCATTTGAACTCGGTCGATTATCAAATACAAGACTGATGCTTGCAGTCTAAATAAGTCAACAAGGAGAATTTTTCATTATGAGAATGCTAGTGACGGGATCCTGCGGTTTTATTGGTTCGAATTTAGTGGATCGCCTGATTGAAATGGGGCATGATGTTGTAGGAATTGACGATCTTTCTGCGGATGCCCACGACCATTTCTATTTCAATCCCAAAGCAGAATATCACAAGTATTCGGTAACAGATTACATCATGTGTTCTGATGTGTTCAAACGGCACAAGTTTGATTATGTCTTTCATTTGGCTGCGGAGGCTCGTATACAAAGATGCATAATTGATCCTACTTTGTGCTTGGAAACAAATACCATGGGCACACAAACCATGCTGTCGCTTGCAAAGAAATACGATGTCAAACGACTTGTGTTTATGAGTACATCTGCGATTTATGGGCTTCGTAGCAAAGTAGTTGCGGAAATGACGGCGAATGGTGACCAAAAAGAAACTGATGAACCCGATTGTTTGAACGCCTATTCCTATTCAAAATGGTTTGGTGAAGGTTTGTGCAAAATGTATTCAACACTTTACGCTTTGGATACAGTCTGCTTCCGAGGTTTCAACATTTACGGCGAAAGACAACCTAAGAGGGGCCAATATGCTCCCGTGATTGGGGTGTTCCAACGACAAGTAAAATCTGGTGAACCTTTGTCAATTGTCGGTGATGGGCAGCAAAAAAGAGATTTCGTCCATGTTGGCGATGTCTGCGATGCTTTGTATGAGGGTGCCGTAGTCGAATCGAATCAGCGTGGCGAGATTTACAATATTGGCACCGGAAAAAATCATTCGGTTTTGCAAGTTGCAAACTTGATCGCAAAGCACTATAATCACAAATTCGATCACATACATCTTCCAGCCAGAGAGGGAGAGGCTAGAGCAACCTTGGCAAATATCAAGAAGATCAAATCAAACTTGAAATGGGAGCCAAAGGTTGTTCTTGAAGACTGGATTTCTAGACAGGATTAATATTATGACAAAAGCAAAAATCGGAATCATGTGCCTGACAACGAGGCGAATGTCGTTGATGAACACTCATGCAAAGCAACTTGCCAAGTGCAAGTATCGCAACTTTCACATCTACATTCTTGGCGATGCTGTCCCGCAGGAAATAAAGAACTTGTTCAATGAACAACTCCCACAAAATTCTACAGTCGTAGATGGGTTTGCTCCTGGTGACGGAAACTACATGGAAAAGATTATCCATGGCATTGGAAGAGAACATGAATTCTCCGTCAAGATGGATGAAGACTGCATTCTCCTCTCTGATGGGTGGGATCGATTCTTTAATTTGATCGAATCGATGACGAATCAAGATTTGTTTTGTACGGGTGCAATCAGCAATGGAGTTCCAACTTGCGACTTTTTTGTTAACAACTTCATCCCCAACTCAAAGCAGATTGTGAATAATCTGTTCTCATTGACATCATACGGTGTTGGTGGTGGGGTTGATTACTCTCTGCTAAATTACGCAAAACCACAAACCGTGGGGGATTGGAATCCAAACGCTTTTTATCAAGCGGTAAAGCAAATCAATCACTACTACAAGGGAATTCACCCTGTCAGAATGAATTTCTCTGTTGCAAAATTCATTAACGACATGATCTTTGAAGCATTCCCCCAATCGATGCGTGTTGTGGAAGGCGAAATCATCAGAAATACAGATTACCCATATTTCTGCAACTCTTTCTTTGGGATTAGAACTGAAGATTGGAAGACGATTGTATCAAGAAGGGATTTGTTTATCGATCCTTACGAGGAAGTCCCGTTGAATCGGTATTGGAAAGAAACGGGAAGAAACATGCTTATTGATACAGGAATTCCAATTCTACACACAATGTACAATTGGACAAGAAATTGGGATTACGAAAACAAGTTGGTTGAAAAAATCAACGAGGTATTTGCGGATGCATAAGCCGACATTATTTGTTCATTGTGGAACAGGTAATGATCGTTATTCAACGATCATGGATGAGTTCTTTTCCTCAATTGAAATGTCGGGCATGAAGAATGAAATTGATGTTCGTGTATGCTCTGTGGGGAAACCCCAAACAAATGAGGCTTGGTTTAATCAAGAGTATCACGATGATGATTTTACTAAAGGTGAATTTTTCACACTTGAAATACTGAGACAATTTTGCAAGGATGTGGGTGTGGGTGTTCCTGTTGGATATGTACATACCAAAGGAGTGTTCAATGGCTTTGACAATCCATGCATAATAGACTGGCGACAATACATGGGCTATTTTGTTATTGAACGAGCCAGAGACTGCATTAAAGCCCTTGAGGAGGGATACGATGCCGTTGGGGTAGATTGGGTCACTCTTCCCAACAAACACTTCTCAGGCAATTTCTGGTGGGCTTCTTCCCAATACATCAACAGACTCCCGCAAATAAATCCGCCCAATTTTCAAATTGAGGGCGCACCAACACCAAGACACTTGGCAGAATTTTGGATAGGGTATGGGTTTCCAAAGGTAAAATGTCTCCATAGCAGCAACATAAATGTATACGAGAGGCATTTGCATCGCTATCCTAGAAGCATTTACAAAGTAAAGAGATAAAATGACAAGTCTGAAAAACATATACGAAAGAATTTACCAAGATTCAATCACCGATGTTCAGAATCCTGATCACAAGAACAGCGACAAGGGAACTGTTCACTCCTACATCGATTATTACGATTCGCTTTTTTCTCCCTTTCAGTCAAAGAAAATTCGAATTCTTGAAATAGGCATTCAGGGAGGAATTTCCCTGCTGCTGTGGAAGGATTATTTCAAGCAAGCCGAAGTAGTCGGAATCGACATCGATATCAAGCAAGCACAGAAAAAGGTATTGGATATCTGTGCTGATCCTACATCAGGTATATCTTTAATTGAAGCCGATGCAGCAGACTATTCTATTTTGGACAAGATACATGGAAATTTTGACATCATCATCGATGATGGATCGCACCTTCTGCACCACCAACTCGCATCTTTCAAGTTCTTCAAGGATCGTTTGAATCTCGGCGGTATTTACATAATCGAAGACATTGGAAACGAACTGAATGCGAGGACTCTAAACCAAAAAATCCCAAACTCTGAAATTGTGGATTTGAGATCGGTCAAGGGTAGATGGGATGATCTTATCTTGGTCTATAGAAAGTAAGTGATGATTGATCAAATCCGTGGGAAGAGTCAAAGGTCACGCAATTGTCGGCTAAAACGATAATGGAAATTCCTTTTCAAGCAGTATTATTTGATCTTGATGGCGTACTTGTAGATGCGTGTGATTGGCATTACGAGTCTTTAAACCGTGCCCTACAACAAACTGTTGGTTATTCAATATCAAGAGAAGATCATTTGTTGAAATACAACGGACTTCCGACAAAAGTAAAACTGAAGATGCTTGGAATTGATGATGGTCTTGCTCAAAAAATCAATGACTTGAAACAGTCTCTTACCATAGAGGTTATTGAGGAAAATGCGATCATCATGACAGAGAAAATAGAATTGCTTTCTTATTTGAAATCTATTGGTGTAAAAACAGCCTGTGTTACTAACTCAATAAAGAAGACAGCAAGCATGATGCTTTCTAAAACGGGCCAACTTGAATATTTGGATGCTGTAATCAGCAACGAAGATGTTGCCAAGAATAAACCAAATCCTGATTGCTACAATCTTGCAATCTCTGTGTTGAATGTTGATCCGGAATTTGTTTTATGTGTGGAAGATTCTATCACAGGAATAACTGCTGCTCTAAATAGTAGTGCCAAGTATCTCTGGAAGGTAAGTGATACTACTGAAGTGACCCTTGATGGTTATAGGAGATTTTGTAATGAAGATTTTGATACCCATGGCGGGAGAGGGAAGTAGGTTTTCAAAAGAAGGATATACCTTTCCCAAGCCTCTGATTGATGTTCGTGGCAAACCCATGATACAGGCTGTGGTTGAGAATCTTGATTTTGATGCCGATTATATCTTTCTTGTTAGAAAAGAACATTTGGCAAAGTATTCTGGCTTGAAACAGACACTCAGCCGAATTACGAACGGAAGATATCAGATTGTTGAAGTAGATGGTCTTACTGAAGGTGCAGCATGTACTGCGCTTTTAGCAAAGGAATTCATCAACAATGACGATGATTTGCTTATTGCAAACTCCGACCAAGTAATTGAATATAGTCCAGAAAACTTCAATGCTTTGAAGACCTTAGCAAATGTTGATGGTATCGTTTTCACTTTTCACGCTGTACATCCGAAATGGTCTTTTGTAAAAACCAACTCTAGAGGAATTGTTACAGAAGTTGCTGAAAAAAATCCAATATCAGATATTGCAACTTGCGGGATTTACTGGTATCGTAGGGGAAGTGATTTTGTGAAATACGCAGAGGCTATGATTGAAAAAAACATCAGAGTCAATAATGAGTTTTACATTGCTCCTGTGTACAACGAATTGATTTTCAACAACGGGACTTTGATACCTTTTTTTGTACACAAAATGCATGGGATTGGAACGCCGGAAGACTTGAATTCATATTTGAATCAGACAATCAACAACTAAAACAAAGGAGATTTTGTCATGAAGAATGTATTGGTTACGGGTGGGGTCGGATTTGTTGGTCATCACATGGTCGATTATTTGCTTCGTAATACGGACACTCATGTGACTATTCTTGATCGTCTTGATGTTTCAGGAAACATTAACAGACTTACAGCACTAGATTCGTGGGAAAAAAACAAGAATCGTGTCAAGTTTGTTTGGCATGACATGAAAGCCGAACTGCACAGCAATGAGATTCTATGCACAATGCTAGGAGACCCTGATGTGGTTTTGCACATTGGTGCTGGTTCTCATGTTGATCGAAGCATCGAAGACCCAATGTCTTTCGTCATGGATAATGTTGTGGGTACTTGCAATATTTTGAATTATGCAAGGCGTTTGTCGAATCTCAAGAACTTTGTATATTTCTCTACAGACGAAGTGTTTGGTCCCGCCCCCGAAGGCGTAAACTACAAAGAGTGGGACCGTTATCAGTCTGGAAATCCATATTCCGCAACGAAAGCGGGTGGAGAGGAACTGTGTCTTGCTTTTGAAAACACATACAAGATGCCGATTATGATTTCCCATTGCATGAACATCTTTGGAGAGAGACAGCATCCAGAGAAGTTTATTCCTTCATGCATCCGCAAAATTGTTCGTGGCGAAAAGGTAATTATTCACGCAAATCATTCTCTGACAAAGGCTGGAAGTCGATTCTACATTCACGCACAAAATGTCTGTTCGGCTGTAGATTTCATCATGAAGAATGGCAAGAACGGTGACAAGTACAATATTGTGGGCGAAAGGGAAATCGACAATCTCTCTCTGGCACAAATGATTGCTAATATTCTAGGAAAGCCGCTGAATTATGAATTGGTTGATTTCCACAGCAGTCGTCCGGGACACGATCTTCGATATGCTCTTGACGGATCCAAGATGCAACAGATGGGGTGGAATTTGCCAATGGATCTTGAAAATTCAATGGCTTCCGTAGTTGATTGGTCTTTGAAGAATCCAGAGTGGATTGGGATCAAGTGAAAATAATTTCTCATAGAGGCAATTTAGAAGGAAGAATTCCTGATAAGGAAAACCATCCTTTTTTTGTAGAACTTGCCTACCTTGAGGGATTTGATGTAGAGATAGATGTTTGGTTTCACCAAGGGAACTACATGTTGGGTCATGATTGTCCTCAGCATGTAGTTCCCTCTTGGTGGTTGAAGCACTCTTGGCTTTGGTGTCATGCAAAAAATGTAGAGGCTATGGAGCGGATGTTCGAAGATGGCATTCACTACTTTTGGCATGAAAATGATCGATTCACTTTAACAAGTAAGGGCATTCCGTGGTGCTATCCCGAAAATTACAATAAAAATGGAATCGTGGTTTCAAAGGAACCAACTCTCCCCCCATATTCTGTTTTCGGTGTCTGCACGGATTATCCCTTGACTTTGCGTAACCTATTGGTAGAATCTGACAATAATGCAATCAGACAAGATTGAACTTGTGATTTTGCGTAGTTTGCTACATCGCTCCGATTTCACACGGAGAGTGCAGCCGTTTCTCAAGGAAGAGTACTTCCATGACAACTGCGAGAAGCGTCTGTTTAAGACGATCTCTGATTTCATCGAAAAGTATTCAAATGCCCCTACCCGTGAAGCATTGAACATCATCCTGAACAGCCAAGAGGGATTGTCGCAGGGCGAGTATGACGATTGCATCAAGTTGGTGGAGGGTCTTGCCGCAGAAACAGATCCACCCGATGAACAATGGCTTGTGGATCAGACAGAGAAGTTCTGCAAGGATAAGGCTGTCTACAATGCAATCATGGAGTCAATTGAACTGCTTGATGAGAAAAAGGCAAAGGGACGCTCCAAGAATGCCATTCCTGAAATCCTCACGAAGGCATTGAGCGTTTCCTTCGATGAGCATATTGGTCACGACTTCATCGAAGACTCTGCGGAACGCTATGACTTCTACCATCGTGTGGAGAAGAAGACCCCCTTTGACCTTGATTATTTCAACAAGATCACCAATGGTGGAGTTCCCGACAAGACTCTGAATGTCTGTCTTGCAGGCACCGGCGTTGGAAAGTCCCTATTCATGTGCCACCATGCTGCCAACTGCCTGACACAGAGCAAGAATGTCCTCTATATCACATGCGAGATGGCTGAGGAGCGAATCGCAGAGCGCATCGATGCCAATCTGATGGACATTTCGTTGGATGAACTCAAGAAACTGCCATTGGAAATCTACAGCAAGCGTCTTGCAAAGGTGACTGCTGGCATCACGGGGAAACTCCTCATCAAGGAATATCCCACCGCATCCGCTAATGTGAATCACTTCCGCCACCTGTTGGATGAACTTCGCCTGAAGAAGAACTTCAAGCCCGATGTCATCTTCATCGACTACCTCAACATCTGTGCCTCTTCTCGTTTCAAGGCAAACGGGAATGTCAACTCATACACCTATGTGAAGGCGATTGCCGAGGAACTTCGTGGCTTGGCTGTGGAGATCGGTGTTCCGATCTTTACCGCAACGCAGACCAACCGTTCGGGTTTTGGCAACACCGATGTCGAACTCACGGATACATCGGAGTCATTCGGTCTTCCTGCCACCGCAGACTTCATGTTTGCACTCATTTCCACAGAGCAATTGGACGAATTGGGTCAGGTCATGGTGAAGCAGTTGAAGAATCGCTACAATGATGTCGCAACTCACAGAAAGTTCGTGATTGGTATTGACCGATCCAAGATGAAGTTGTATGATGTTGACGAAGAGGAACAGCAATTGATTCAGGACGGCAATTCAAGTCAACAGGACGATGATGAAGATACACCTATACGCACGGGCGGGTACGGGCGCATGGGCGCACGGGAGAAACCCGCCCTAGACAATTGGTCTTGACACCCACAGGCGGGTGCCTGAATTGGAAAAAGGTGGTGACTTATAATCGCCCTCATGCGGGTTCGATCCCCGCCCCGCCTATTCAAAACATACCTAAATAACCTCTACGGGAGAGAATATGCTATCGTTCAAGGAAATGATTCCTACCCTGTCAGAGGAAACCGTCAGGAACAAGCACCTAGATCACCTAGAGGATTTGATGATCCTTCAGGGGGAAAAGGGACTCAAACTTTCAATTGCATTTCTAAAAGATATCACTCAAAGTCTAAAAACGGGTGATACTTCTTTGGGACTATCGACAAAGTGGGACGGAAAGCCTGCTATTGTTTGTGGAATCAATCCAGACAATGGGAAGTTTTTTGTTGCAACAAAGGGTGCTTTTAACAAAACTGTTGTTGCTTTCCATACCGAGGCTGAGGTTAAGAAAGGTGTTCCAAACGCCGATCTTGCCTCAAAACTAATTCAATGCCTCAAGTTTTTGCCAAAGATAGGAATCAAAGGAGTGCTTCAGGGTGATCTGATGTTTACTTCCGATTCCAAAAAATCGCAGACGATTGATGGAAAACCCTATATCACCTTCATGCCAAACACCATCATGTATGCAATCCCCACAGACAGCGATATAGGGCGTTCTGTGGCTTCCGCCAAGGTTGGCATAGCCTTCCACACCGTCTACAACGGAAAGACCATGGCGGCTCTCTCAGCCGCCTCCTTCAATTTTGATTCTAGCAGCCTAAAGAAAACACCTGATGTTTGGTTTACTGATCCAAACATCTACGACATTACACCCGCCCTGCTGAAGGGAAATGAATATGCGACTCTGATGGGAATCATTAAAGAATGCGAAACAAAATCAAAAAAGGTTGGTGCTTTCCTCAAGACTCTTATGACAAACAAGGATCTGGTTGAATATATTCTTCCATATATCAATGCAACAATCAATGGCGGCATGGCACAATTTTCAACAAACGGACTTACACTAAATGTGAAAAGTAAGTTTGACAAAGAAATCCAAAAATTGAAAACGGAAAAGGGAAAGCAGGGCAAAGAAGCCGCAAAACAAAAGATGCTTTCCTATATTAAGGCATATGAATCTCAGTTCAACGAAATGTTTGAACTACATAATTTGATAGCAAAAGCAAAAGAAGTATTGCTTAGTAAGTTTTATGCCCTGTCACAGTTTGGGCATTTCTTTGTGGACGAAGATGGAATTCGCCCAACCGATCCTGAAGGAATTGTTGTTGCCCGTTCAGGTAAGGTAACAAAACTGGTAAATAGATTGAGATTCAGCAGACAGAACAGGAAGATCAACCAATGACTAAGAGGTTTGCCGATCATATTACCGAAGCAAAAAAGAAAGATACCGTGGTTTTTGCTTTCGGTAGAATGAATCCCCCAACTATAGGTCATGGTGCTGTTGTGGACAAGGTGATGGCAGAGGCATCAAAAAGAAATGCCGACCATTACATCTTTGTATCAAAAACACAAGATCCGAAGAAAAATCCACTAGACCAAAAAACAAAAATTGCGTATCTCAAGAAGTTTTTCCCCCGTGGCAATTTCCCCATCGGAAAAGCCATCAATCCATTTGATACGGTTCTTTATTTGTGTGAACTTGGATACAAGAACATTGTTGTTGTGACTGGAAGCGATCACATTGCGGAGTACAACAAGATCAAAGAATACAAGGGGAAGGTAGCACAAAACGATCCTAAGAAGAGAAAGTATTCTTTCGAGACTCTTGATGTAATTGTTGCTGGAGAAGCCCGTGACGATGCTGCACAAGGGGTTGCAGGAATGTCTGCTTCAAAGATGAGAGCAGCAGCATTCAACAATGATTTCAAAAGTTTCTCCACAGGTGTTCCTGGAAACGATGTTGCTCTCAAGAAGAAACTTTACAAAGATGTCAGAAAAGGTCTAAATCTCAAAGAAGAATTTGTTGCCGAAGCAAATGAAGGTGATAAGGAAGTTACCATCGTTGCTCTGACTTCTTCCGAAAAAGATTTGAGTGACACCATTGAGAAGATGGAAGCCATCTGTAAGCGGCGCAAGATTGAGTTCTATGCCGTTAAGACGAGCAAGGCTCAGGTTGATATCTCTAGTGTTGCAGCCAAGAAGATTGTGATCAAGAACTATGACGGCGAAGGCAAGGATTGCACGGTTGATCCTCACAATACTGTTGCCATCGTTCGTGGCGGTGTGATGAACAGCGATATCGGTGTCGCCATCATGACCATTCTACAGAACAATGGTGTATTCATGGTCAACGAGCGTGGCGGCATGGAACTGTGCGCCAACAAGTTGGAGACCGCCATTGCCCTAAAGAAACACGATCTCCCTCACCCCCGTACAGCATTTGTTGCCAACGAGGAAAATATTGAAACGGCAGTCAAGGAAATTGGCGGTAAATTTCCGGTGATCGTCAAGACACTTACGGGGGCAGAAGGCATCGGTGTATCCAAGATCGAAAGCATGGAAAGCCTGAAGTCCGTGCTTCAGACTTTGTGGAAGTATGGTGCAGAAATCATCATGCAGGAATTCCTGCCCAACTTCAAAAACGATGTTCGAAGCATCGTATTGAACGGAAAGATATTTGCATGTGCCAAGCGAGACAAGGCACCAAAGGATTTCCGAACGAATATTGCCCGTGGTTCAAAGGGCGGGTCTTTCCAACTTTCTGACGAAGAAATAAAGTTGGTGGAGCGGGCTGCAAGGGTCAGTAAGTGTTACTATGTCGGCATCGACCATGTAATCAATGATGGCAAGCCTTATATTATTGAGATGAATGCAAGTCCGGGTAGTGGAAACATATATTACCGCTACTATGAGGATGGTGAAGGCAAAGACAATGTGAAAGGGGAGGAATTGGTTGAAGACTTTCTTGACTATATCCTCAACAAGGCGCATTGGAAATTGTTCTCCAACCTAGCCGTTCGTGAAAAAGTCAAGATCGATGGTGTAGAGTACACCGCAAAAATCGATACGGGCAACAGCGGCTATAACATGATGCACGGTGACGAAATTAAGGACAACGGAGATCACACCGTAACTTTTAAATTGCCGAGTGGCAAGAAGGTTACCAAGAAGATCGTTAGTCGCATCACGGTCAAGAGCGGTATTGGCGAGAAAAAGCGACTTGTTGTTCTGATGGACATTGAGTTCCATGGCAAGAAATACACAAACATCAAATTCAGTCTTGGTGATCGTAGCCACATGTCTACAAAGGTGCTGATTGGCTTGCAGTTCCTCAGCAAGACGGGAATGGTTGTGGATCCCGCAGATGCAATCTATCCACAGCCCGACACAAATGCCAAGCGAAGAGGCGATGAGGAAGAGGAAGAAGAAATCTTCGAAGCAGATGTGACTAGGGGCAAAGAATTTAAGACAAAGACGGGTAAGACAAAAGAAAGTCCGAAAGACAAAAAAACCGGTCTTCCCAAGAAATATGTTTCGGGAATGAGTAAGAGAGAAGCAGAACTACGCAAGAGGCGTTTGGAAAAGAGGAAGAAAATGGCTGACGATGATCCCAAGACATGGGAATTTGTGAATCCCCGTGAGAAGAACATTAAGACAAAACCATCCAAATACAACGCAATCTATAAGAAACTTGAGAAGCAAGGAAAACTAAAGGCTCTCAAGAACCAGTACGAACAAGACGAGGCGTTGGAAAGGCTAGAGAGCATCGACCAAAATGCAAATTCTACCCTTGTTGAAAAAATGAGATTTGCAATCTCATACGAAGATCGTTGCATTGCAAAAGACATGCGAGAATCTGCGTACCTCACTCGTCAGTACATCAACTACCTGAAGGAACTACGCAATCAAGAGATTGCTGAAAAGAATCCATCTACTAGTCTTGAGGAAGATTTTGAATACTTCATGATTGAGGTCAGTCCTCCGAGCGGTCCTGCAAGACGCTTTTCGAAGAAAGAAAAGGTCAAGAAGGAATTTCAAAAGAGATATGGAAAGCGTTGGAAAGAAGTCTTCTATGCCACGGCATGGAAAATGCATGGGGGAGAATCGTTTGATCCAACCGATGAATGGTTGACCGAATCCAAGAAAATCAACAATGTCATGCAATGGACTGCTCTTGGCAAAAGAGGTCCGCTTTTGATCGGTACGGATGAAATTGTCAAGACATATAAGAAAGACACTCCTGGAGAAAGGGATCGTCTGGGAGAAGAAAAGACCCCCGAAGAAAAAGACGCTCTCTACAAAGAGTGGAAAAAACTTGTAAACATGTCGGGCAAAGAAATTGAATCTTTCCTTGATTCTGATGATGGCAAAGAAGCGGGGCTTTCCCGAAAGGAAGCCGGTAAGGCGGGAAGCAGCGGAGGAAAGATCACCAGCGGACGAGACTCAGCAAGAGCCATCATCCGAATGCTTGATACTCCAAAAGACAAATGGACACCAAACGATTGGAAATGGGCTGGCAAGCAAGTCAGTTTCATTAGCCGAATGAAGGGTGCGAAGGGCGGTCTTCGGGATGACAAGGGAAGACCAACACGCAAACTGCTCGCACTAAAGGTCTGGGGTTACAATCCCGAGAAAAAGTCATGAAAGATTACAAAAACCTAATAAATTGCATTCAGGAAGCCAGAATATCTGCTTTGGAAAAGAAAGCAAAGGCAAGCGGCATTCCATATGGAATTCTGAAGAAGGTCTATGATCGTGGCATGGCAGCATGGAAAGGTGGACACCGACCGGGTGTAAGCAGCCATGCATGGGCATTTGCGAGAGTGAATTCTTTTATCGTTGGCGGGAAGACAAGAAAGACAGCAGATGCTGATCTTTGGAAGAAGGCAAAGGGCGGATAACTCCGTTCTATAAATAACGAGTATCCACAGGAGAAACCATGTTTAACAATCCATTCAATTCCAAGTTTGTTGCAGACATCACCAAGTTCCTTAACGAGCATCGGAACGAGATGGATATCATGCCATGCCTCAACGAAAAGGCTATTGCCGCTGCCGAAAAGGTAGCCGAACAGGCAGTCTTGGAAGAACGCAGAAACACTCTAGTATCGCTCTTCAACGAAGCCGTTCGTGATTGCGGTTGCCGTGGAACGACCAAAGAAGCAAACGATTTTGCCAAGGCTGTACAGATGCACATCGAAGCCAAGGCTATTGTTGTACCCGCCGGAAAAGTTTCAAATCCCTCGCATAAGGCGAATGAATTGGAAACACCAGCCAGCGTTAAGAAGAAGACAGCAAACCCCAAGTAATCAGCGAATAAATAGAACACAGAGGAGAACCCCCAATGTCATATTGGAATTCAAACGACAGAGAAGAATCAAAGCCCACATGGCTCAACGCCGCACAGAAGATCAACTGCGTCCGAACAGTTCGTGGTTGGGAACTACCACTTGACGGCACTTCTCTCGGTGGTCAACTGCATGGAAAACTTGGAACGACCGCCAGCATTCCCGCAATGGAATTGCTTGTTGCTCTTCCAAATGATGCTGTATACAATCCATATCTTCTTTTGACCGTAACAGGCAGAGCAGCAAATCTTGCGGTGAATGCCGCAGGCGGTACCGGCTATACGGCAGGAACAACGATTCTTTGCTATATGCCAGGAACCTATCCCATCGCATCAACGGGTTCTAGTGTTTTTGCGGGAACAATTGTGGGATCCACGGCAGCAGCAGGAACCGTCACACTACAGGTTACTCCAATCGTTCCATCCAATTACATTACTTTGGATGAGAGCATCCAAGTTGGTGTTAAAGCAAATGGACTAGTACATCCTCTGGGTTATACCGGTCCCACAGCACAGATTCAGACCGCTACATTTGTAGAAGACTATACAACAAATTCTCTCTACATTGCACGGGGAGTGACTGACACGGTTGGTGGAACCGCATCTAGTGATCTGCCCGAATATGCTCCATACTTCACATGTCCATTCACCGGAGACAGCGCAACTGCTGGTGGTATCGATTCGGCTGGATTGTCGTTCACCGTTTCTGCAACAGGCTCTGAGGGTGCATACGGAAATTATGCGGTAAATGCATATGGAGTATCCACACTCAACTTCCCTGCATCTGCTACTGCATACATCAAGGTTGTTGCAAATGACACCAACTTCACCAACATTCTTACTTTCAGCGAAGTAACAGATCCTTTTGGAACTAGAGGAAATATTCTTCAAGGTGCCGATTTGGTGACTACATCGAATGTGCCAACAGAAATCTATGAAGCATTCTTTGGACCAACAAGTTCATTCAACAATAATATTGCCGTGTTTAAGATTAATCGTGTCGGAACAACAGCCGGATCATACAATGTGACTCTCCGTGTAACTGATACAAGCGCAACTCCAAAGACCGCAGATACAACATTCAAGGTTGCATTTGTCTGATAACAAGGAAACCAAATGAAGTCTTATAAGGAAATCAGAAAGACAATTCGTGAGATGCATGGAGCCTCTGAACCCTACGGCGTATTTGCCGGACGGGGAAGAGTCGGACCACAGGACGGTGATAATGCATTGGACGGAGACATGAATTTGTCATCCCTGACTCCTGCGGCAATCAGCAGAATCAATACCTATCTTGGTGCATTGTCTGCAAAGCCATACATCGACCCTGTGTCTGCATTGAAGCAGGCACAGGGCAGGCTACAGATGATTGGATTGAATTTCGATTTGACAAATGAATGTCAGGTTCGTCTTTCCACACAGACGGAAGAAATAATTCCTTTGGTTCGTTTTGGTGGTGTATTCGGAACAGATGGTACGACATATAGCACATCAAAGGACGATGGTATTACTCCCAAACTCGGTCATGGTCTTGCATTGCGTGTCGAAACTCACAAACTCCCCAACGGAATGACACAGATTCAAGCAGAGATTGTTCCAAATTAATTCATATGGTTTTTTGTAATGATAGGCGACAGCCTCACCAATGACAACTATGTTCGATATGCGATGAATCATTACGACAACCCGTATTGTGTTGGAGTAAAAGAATTCGAAGAAGACCTTGCAAGGATCGTGTATTTGAAGCGATTATTTCGAAGATACAAAAAAGGCGGCGTTCTTCGTGAGCGTCTTATTCTCAATCACATCATAACATTCTGCAATGTGTTCGGAGTCGAGGCTGGCACACGGCTCTTGTTTTTCAAGATAGATCACGATCTTCACTACATACTGAAGACATTTCTTGTGTTTCTAGAGTACTTGCCAGAAGATAAGCAGAAGTTTAAACTTGAAGTCGATATCGTGAAAATCGGAATGGATCAAGAAATCATCAAACGACTTCGGAGTATCTGATGAACATTAACGCCCTTGTTACGAGCCAGTTTCGCCGTTACATGAACGCCCCGTGGTCAGAACTTTCACAACCAAAGTGTATCTTTGAAAAACTTGTTGTCAATCTTCGCCGTCAAATTGAAGCGGGACAACCCTTCACTTTAGCAAATGGTACATATCAACCTTTCATGGTTGCTGAGTGTGGCTATAAACTAAATGAGTACTGCAAAAAAGATACTCAAATAATTGAAGGACTAATCAAAGAAGAACTTGAGAAGCACGGTCTTCTCCATTCAATGATTAATGAAGAACGGGAACCACAGGCAATTGCCGCCGGATCATATATGCTGCATGATGGCAAGAGATTTGTTTTGGAAACCGAACTTCTTCCTTGTGATGAATTCCTTGGTCATCCAATCTACAAGCACGGTGACCTGTCTTTTACAGTAGAGCAAGTCAAGGAAGATGCTCCCGTCAATGCCGTAGGACATGGAAACATTGCCGGTGTTTCTCCCGGTCAGGAACCTCCTGGCAAGCGGGGTCTTTACTTTTTCCGAAATAAGAAAAAGACGAAGGAACTCAAGAAGAAACTCTGAGTTGCTATCTATCTGCCACTCTCGTACTTTGTAGAAATGAATTGAAGGATTCTTAAGAAATTATACGACTCACAAATTTGGAGTCGATCAATTCATAAGAAAGTATTACTTCTACTTGTTTTGAACTTGACTGTCATGTATGTACAGTCTACAGTAGACACAAATCAATGCCGATCCACATCGACACCAAGTACATCAATCTGCTGTCACCACGGCTAGAACGATTTCAATGGAAGAAGCAATCTCTTGCTGTCTGTCGTTGTCCTATGTGTGGGGATAGTCAGAAAAGCAAAAACAAGACACGCTTTTACTTCTTTGAAAAGAAGGGAGCGTTTCTCTGCAAATGCCACAATTGCGACTATAGTGCAACATTGGGTTGGCTTCTGAAGACATTGGATCTGAATTTGTACAAGCAATATTCATTCGATGTTCTGAAGGAAACCGGGGTCTCGCACGGGCGCACACGCACGGGCGCACACGCACCCACGCCCGTGAGAAAAGCGGAAGACAAAGTTCTTTCGCTGCTGCCGAGACTTGATTCTCTGAAATCAGACCACCCTGCGGTGAAATGGGTAGAGAAAAGACGGTTGCCGAAGGAGGCACTTTCAATTCTTTACTTCTCCGAGAACTACGGAGAGTGGGCAAAGAACATTGATCCCGAAGTTCAAGCAGGAGATGACGAACGAATTGTCATTCCCATACTTGATGTCGATGGAAAAATCGTTGGGGCGCAAGGTCGTATCATCGATCAGAAAAAGATTGACAGAAAAACAATTCGTTATATTACGGTCAAGGCGGATAAGAACTCCGGCAAGTCATGGTTTGGAATAGAAAGATGCGATCCGAAGAAACCCGTGATTGTCGTGGAGGGACCGTTGGACAGTTTGTTCCTTGATAATGCTGTTGCAATGGTAGGTCTTTCGGATGCTACAAACATTCCAAAGGAATTTAGAGATTCTGAACTGATCTATGTTCTTGACAATGAGCCACGCAACAAACAAGTGGTAGAGGCAATGGAGAGATTGATTGATGATGGTCATACCGTTTGCATATGGTCTGATCGTTTTCGTGGAATGAAGGATATCAATGAAATGATTGTTGCAGGGTTCTCAAAGGTGAGCATCATGCACGAAATACAGAGAAATTCCCACTCGGGATTGGGCGCACATGTGGCACTCAAGAGGTGGGCTAAATAATACAGGAGGTTACTATGAATCCCGAAGAGAATGATGAAATTGAAATGGCAAGTGACGCACAGGATGACATGGGCGATGTGCATCAAGACCCGCCCGTATCCATCATCGATCTGGTAATCGGTGGTCAAGCGAGTGGGGCAAAAGATGCAATCTATGCTTCCCTGTACCAAAAGGTAGGAGAGAAAATTGATGCTCTCCGTCCCGAAATTCGTGCAGCAGTCAATCCCCCGCAAAATGAGGGATCGGTTGAAGACGAGACACCAACAGAGGAGTGATTCATGGAAGTTATTAGTGAAGCGATCCCCGTCTTGGACAGGGGCTTTGTTCAATATGTTTCGCACATGGGCAATGACCTGACTGTGGTAAATGCAGCCCGTGTTTCTTTTCACAAAGAAAGTGCAGAGTTCGGCGGCAAGGACGAAAAACTAATTTCTTATCTTGCCAAGCACAACCATTGGACTCCTTTCGCACATCCGCAGATCACACTCCGGATCAAGGCACCTATTTCCATTCGAACACAACTCTTCAAGCATAAGCAAGGGTTTGTTGAAAACGAAGTATCACGCAGATATGTCGTTGAGGAACCCGAAGTTTATCTTCCCCGATGGCGAACCGCACCTACCGATGGTGCAAAACAGGGTTCTTCGGGACAAATGGAAATCAATGACGATTACAACACATGTAATCGTGCATACATGCTTGTGATTGAAGAGGCGATGCATACTTATAACATGCTTTTGGAAAGGGGGGTTGCCCCTGAACAGGCAAGATTCGTATTACCGCAGGGAACCTACACCGAATGGTGGTGGACGGGTTCTCTTGCTGCCTATGCACGGGTCTGTAAGTTGCGATCAGATTCCCATGCCCAATGGGAGGTAAGAGAGTATTCAAATGGAATTGGAATGATTATTCGTAATCTTTTTCCAGTTTCATGGGCGGCATTAACAACCAAGTAAGCCGTCCCTAAATACTCGGCAACTGCCTTTACGAGTACAGGATGGCAAACAGGTTTAATGAATTTATCAACACAAATGGGGAAGAACCCGTCAAGTTTGTAAGGCTGACGGCGGGTCTTCCCGTTGGTACACAAGTCATGCTTGTGCGACCATTGATGGAGCATGAACCAGGATCGGTTTTCACATATGCCCCATCGAAGGCTTGCATTGGCGGCAAGACATATCGTTACAAGGGAATCGGAGAAGCCTTCTTCTTTGATGCAGATGGAAATCCGATTGTTTTAAAGGGTGGCAAGGAAATCCTTGATGAATCCTTTATTCTCATCGATAATGATGCCGTAGCCATACATGAAGAACTACAAGAGCCTGCTCCCACACCTCATATCAATGAAGTAGTAAAAGTAATCAACGGTAAAAGAGGAGAAAAGGGTGATCGTGGAGAAGATGGCTTGCCGGGTGTCCGTGGTCCCAAAGGTCCAAAGGGCGATAAGGGTGACAAGGGCGATTCCGGTGAACAAGGTCCACAGGGCGAAAAGGGAGATCGTGGGGAGCCTGGTGAAAAGGGCGACCGTGGTCTTCAGGGACCGCCCGGAATCCGTGGTGAAAGAGGTGACCGTGGTGAACAAGGCGAACGAGGTCCGCAAGGCGAAAAAGGCGAGAAGGGGGAAAAGGGAGATTCGGGATCACCGGGACCCCAAGGCGAACGAGGACTTCAAGGTATTCAAGGGGAAAAGGGCGAGAAGGGAGAGCGGGGAGATACCGGAGCGCAGGGATCCAAAGGTGAGAAGGGTGATGCCGGAGAACCCGGCAAAGACGGCGAAAGAGGAGAGAGAGGCGAGAAAGGCGAAAAAGGAGATAGGGGTGAAAGAGGAGAAAGAGGCGAAAAGGGCGAAAAAGGAGACAGAGGAGAAGTTGGCCCTCAAGGCATTCAAGGAGTGGCAGGAAAATCAGGGGCTGTAGGTTCTCAAGGAGAAAAAGGCGAAAGGGGCGAGAAAGGCGAAAAGGGAGATCCTGGTGAATCTCCTGTTTTGTCTGCACAGTATCCCCTAAAACTTGATAAGGAAAGAAAGCACCTCTCTATCGATCTATCCAAGATCAAGGGCGCAGTAGGCACGGCACCCGTTCTCTATGATGGAGGCGGCGGTCTTGGTGAAGCATTCAAGTTCATTTCTGTTTCTGGTCAGTCGGGATTGACAGCAGTTCAATATGACAAAGAAACATTGACGATAATTGCAGGAACAGGAATATCGATTGAAACGAATGGCGAAGCAAATTCGCTCAGAATAACCAATACTGGAGTTGGCATCAGCGGTGGTTCTAACATCACCGCCAAAGGTCAGCCAGGAACAATTCAGTTTACTGATCAAACATTCGTTGATCTTGCGGGTGATGATGCCCTGAAATATAATGCATACGGAGATGGATCATTTCAGACTCCAGGCATATTGAGATTTGGAACAGTATACGAAGGTTCCTACATCGAATTTCCTGATGGAACTACGCAGGATACTGCATCAAAAAATGGTGCTACAGGTGCCACAGGTTCCCAAGGCATTCAAGGTGTCACAGGTGCTACGGGTGCAACAGGTCCTCAAGGTGTCACAGGTGCAACAGGTCCTCAAGGTGTCACAGGTGCGGGTGGCGCACTTGGATATTGGGGATCGTTTTGGTCAACTGAAGATCAAATTGCAGTCACGGCAAATACAGAATATCAGATCACTTACAACAATACTGATCCAGATACCAATGGTGTTTCTATATCAAATGGCAGTCGTGTGAACTTTGCAAATGCTGGTGTGTACAGCATCATTTACTCTGTTCAGTTCGTAAACACAGACAATCAGATACAAGATGCCAACATTTGGCTCAAGAAAAACGGCAGCAATGTCGATGACAGCGACAGTAAGTGGAGCGTGGTTTCAAGGCACGGCAGCGTAGATGGTCATGCCATCGGCAACGTCAACTATGTGCTGAAACTGAATGCGGGCGACTACCTTGAATTGGCATGGCAAACGACAAGCACCAATCTTTCCATACAGTATCTCCCTGCCGTTTCTTTTGCTCCTGCGATTCCTTCTATTATTCTGACTGCCACACAGGTGATGTATACACAAGTTGGCCCTACTGGTTCGCAAGGTAACACAGGAGCAACTGGTCCTCAAGGTGCAACAGGATCGCAAGGTGCAACAGGTGCTACTGGTGCAACGGGTTCTCAAGGTGCAACTGGTCCTCAAGGTGCAACAGGATCGCAAGGTGCAACAGGTGCTACTGGTGCAACTGGACCACAGGGTGTAACGGGTGAACAGGGCATCCAAGGAAACACGGGTGCAACAGGTGCAACGGGTTCTCAAGGTGCAACAGGATCGCAAGGTGCAACAGGTGCAACGGGTTCTCAAGGTGCAACAGGATCGCAAGGTGCAACAGGTGCTACTGGTGCAACGGGTTCTCAAGGTGCAACAGGATCGCAAGGTGCAACTGGTCCTCAAGGTGCAACAGGATCGCAAGGTGCAACAGGTGCTACTGGTGCAACGGGTTCTCAAGGTGCAACTGGTCCTCAAGGTGCAACAGGATCGCAAGGTCCAACAGGACCGAGCGAGGATGTTCTTTCTGTATTCATAGATTCCACTCCTGATGACATCTCAACAGGAAAGAAGGCATATCGTTTGATTCCCTATGATTGCCAAGCATTGGAATGGTATGTCGTTGCGGGTCAAACAGGTTCGATACAGTTTGATGTGAAGAAATCATCATTTGCCAATTATCCATCAACTACAACAATTGTTGGATCAGACTACCCAAGCCTTAGCGGTCAATTCAAGGCTTCAAACACAGGCATCACCGCATGGTCAGGAATGAGTGCGGGAGACATGGTGGACTTTGCGATAAATAGCAATACAGGAATACAGAGCGTAGGATTGTTCATCAAAATACGGAGAATCGCATGAAAGCAGCAGTAGATCATCATTTTACAGCCACAACTCTTGGTTTTACAGGAGGACTTCCTGCCGTTGGATCAACTGCGGGTGGCTATGACTCCAGCAAGACCATGCTTTCCTCGCTCATTCGTCAAGCCACGGGAGCAAACTCCGAAGACAAGTACATTTCTCCCGATCCAGCAGCCATCGTAAACATTCCTGAAGTGTTTGTTGGATCACAGTTCATGCCCCATGTCTACAAGTGGTCGGACAACATCTATTGGATTTTTGCAGCAACCAATGCAATTGCTGCCACAACAAGAACCATAACACTCACGGAGTTTAACTCAAGCACATTTACCTTGACCTACAAGGGATTCATCACGCTATCGGGAACCACGGTCGCAGGAAACAAAACTGTTCGTTCGCTTCGTGGAATCGTGTATAAGCATACATCGGGAACAGTTTCCACAAGTGGCTCTTCCACCACCATCACAGGGTCAAGCACACAGTTCACCACCGACCGAATTGCTGTCGGTGCAAGAATTGGGTTTGGAACCACAGACCCAACCGCAGTCACCACATGGTATGAGATTAGTGCCATTGCAAGCGACACTTCGCTTACAATCAGCGCACCCGTAAATTTGAATGCAGGCACATCGTATGTGATTGAAGAAATTCGTCTTGCGGTTGCCTGCACAAATGCAACAGTTCTTAACGGCGGTGTGCATCTAATCAAGGGATTGAACCACGGTACATTCACAAGTGGTGGAACAACCATTACTGAAGCAACCACAACAGACAATATTCGTGCATCGTATTTGCTTACGGATGGGGTTGGCTCTTTGGGAACA